TGTGCCTGTCTGGGATCTTGATGATAGTTTTGCCATTATGAATGTTAGTTAAAGTTATGCGTCCTCAAATTCAAATTGCACTAAGTCCTCAAACTCGTACGCCACCTCATCCTCAAACAAAAAGTCAGTAGCTGCTGGAGTACCAGATCCAGCAAGAAGTATTCTGTACCCAGCACGAGTAAGCATCAGCCCCTCGTTAATCATTTGGAGGGCCAGTGTCCTCATTAGTCTACAAATTCAGTAAGGTGAATGACGGCATTAGAGCTGACGCGAATCATCTTCATAGCCTTAGCAACATTAGCGCTTAAAGTAATAAGACCCTGTTCTTTTACCAACAAATGACCATTTGAAGATGTAGGAGCCGAGCCGTCAAAGGTGGCTCTAACATTGTTATCTTGGATGTCCAAAACAACGTAGTCAGTGTCAATGTGAAGTGTAGCAAACTGTACTCCTCCTACCGTATCGTCTACGGCAAGGGCTTGATCGTTTGCGTTCGGGTTCGGATTCCCGATGTATAGATTTGAGGTGCGTGAGTTCATTATCTAGATTGGTTGGAAACGTATGTATTAAATCGTTTTTTGACCGTGTTATTGTTCATTACTTGGTCAGTCTTTTCTAGCTCATTAGCTAGGTACTTGTTAGCTACTTGCTCTTCTGCCAATGCCTTGTCGTGCTGACCATCCATTCTTAAGAAGTCAGCGTAAACACTGTGAGCAACGTAGTAAAAAAATTCTAAAGGAATCTCCTGTGTGCTTTTATCACCATCAAGATCCCAGGTGCTAGGAATGTCAGTTAGCTCTTTCTTGTACGTAACAAACGCAGAATCAGCATCTGAGGTTGTTAGGTTAAGGATATGAGCACCATCTGACTGTACAAAAAATTCAAACTCTAATGCAGAGTTTCTGACAAATGGTTGAGTTCTGTGTACACGTATAAACTCAGCAATGTCGTTCTTGTCTGTTTCAGTAAAAGCAATTACAGAACTAGCTACTGTTCTACTTTCACCAACAACCAAGTATCTAGGCCACATTGGAGTAGCCTGATACGCTTCGTACATTCTGCGTTTAGCAAAATTAAGAAGCTGAGTCTTTTCGTTGGTAGTAAACGAAGATACACCAGCTAACGCCGATATTAAATCGTATAAGTCTCTGTTGTACTTTACTTGCATTAAGCTTTATTAGGACTTAACTCAGGGAATTTCTTGTTAAAATATCGTAAAAACTCTCTACTGTTTACAGTATCGTGTCCGTACTTGTTTACTAATCTAAAATAATCACGAGCAGGCATATTAGCTACGCACTTACCTAGAATAGGATGGGTTTTGCCGACATTAGTCTTTGCTTCTTTAGCAGCTTGATTGATTCTATCTTGCTCCTTTGCTTTCTCCATCTTGAATCCAGTTTGGATTTCTTTTAAGAATGCAGCGTTCACTTCCCCATCCGAATATCTTGGTAGCTTAGTAATTATTTCCATATTTTATTAAAAAAAAGGGGAGGCCAGATTTGGCCCAACCTCCCCCAAACTAAGGGTATGCTTTAAAAGCTTACGCTACTGCGGAGATCAAGCCGTGAGCCTGTGGGTGGTAAACACCGAGGGTCAAAGCACAATCAACGTAACCACGCTCACCACCACCCTGATTCGGGAGGCGAGTCGATCCCATTGGAATCAGCTCATGGATGCCGTAGTACTCGGGATTAACCAAGTAAGCGAAGTCCTTATTAACCGTATCGGGCATACAATCAGGATTGCCATTAACAATCGAAATCATGCCGTGATCGGACTGATAGAACTCAACGCTAAGCTTGATCTGAGCTGAGTCACCGTTGTAATTAACGGTACGAACGCTGTCTGCATCGGTTCCGCTTACGCCAGCAGTGCGAGCAAAGTCAGAGATAATGCGACGAACAGCCGTGTCAGCAACCATCGTTAGGTTGTTGCTTGTTCCAGTTTCGCGGAAGATCGAGGTGATCAGGTTGTTCAAAACAGTTTCCGTAAAAGCACCACTAGAATGAATGCTGTCAGCAGGAGTACGGAATCCAGCAGGAACATCAGAAGGTCCAGCGGAATCAATCCAGTCACCAAGACCACGCAAAGCGTAAGCAGTGCTAGATCCGTCTTCAGCAGCACGATCTTGCGTACCACAAAGGGTAGCTTCGATGTCACGCTTTAGCTCACGGATAGACTTAGCTTCAGCTTGAGCGACTTTAGCAGGCCCAACGCTGTCAACAGCTTCCTGAAGATCAGAAACTTGGTAGTCGCGGCGGAACTTTTGGATGTAGTTTCCAAGACGAGCGCGGCCTGCAAACTGATCGGTGAACGTAGTAACGTCAGCACCTTCACGGATGCCAGCAGTTGAAGGAGTAGACAATGCGTCTACCGTCCACTCAACAAAGGTTGCGGATGCTTTCTGCTTGGAAGCAGAGGAAAGGACTGGGGTTTCTTCAGGAGCGAGAATAGTCAAGACGTCAGTCAAGTCTTCGCGATTGGAAACACCAGAACCAGGATTAGTTGTATCGTATGTATTTGAGAATGCCATTTTATTTTTTAGCTAATTGTTTGGTTCGTAATGAAATGAAGTCATCTTTATTGCCACTTTGTTTAAAACGTGAAGATAAGTCCTGTAGTACTTTAGACGACTTTCGTTGACCCTGTTCTGGCATAGCAGAAGAAGGAACGGAGCTTTTCGGAGGATTAATCTTGGGCTTACCTGCTTTCCTGGTAGCAGTACTGGGTACAGTCTTACGAGCGTACATACTATCTACTGCGTGAGCAAGCATATATGGAAGTTCTGCTCCTAGCACTGGGTATTGTTTGTATACCTTCTGCAAGTCTTTGTTTGCAGCAATGCCAAGGAATGCCTTCCTAGTCTCATTATCCTCTTCCTTCAACCATTCAAATTCTTGGAGGGCTTTAGTACCAAGTTCTTTTTTAAGAGACTCAGCAGTTTCGTTCCTCTGAACTTTCTTTAGTTGATCGGGAAGATAAAGATCCCTAGATTTACGAGCGTTCTTCAAAGCAGATCTTACCTCTGCCTTAGTCATCTTCTTACCATCTAGCTCAGTAACTTCGTCATGAGCGGAGTAATCGTCTGATTCAAATAAAACATCTTCAGCCCATTCGATAATATCACTTATCTCCTTAGCCTTTTCTTGTAATGACTTAATATCCTTAACGTCATCAAACGGATTGTCTTGGACTTCTTCCGTTTCGCGTTTTAAAGGATCTTGTTGTAGTGATTGCTTTACTTTCTCAAGCTCTTCCTCTGCTGCTTTGCGTTTAGCCGTAAGTTCGCCAAAGCGAGCTACAGCTCTACTACCAAGCTTTTCAGCAAGATCTTTAAGCTCATCCTCAGATAAATCATCTAAGTTGTACTGTGAAAGAACATCTTCAGTCTCTTCTTCAGAAGGTTCGTTTTCAGTTTCCTGAATAACTTCTTCTTCGGATTCAACCGCTTCTTCTAGGACTTCTTCCTCTTGAACTTCCTGAGTATCCTCAGCAGGTTCTCCCTGAATCTGTCCAAAGCGTTGGATGGCAAAATCCTCCGCTGTTATATTTCCGACTGAATTTTGTTCGGTTTCAGCGTCAACCGTGATAACTTCGTTAGACATGATTGTTTCCACTCCTTAACGCCGAGCGATGGCGAAGCCTGATTATAGCATATCTTTTTTATGCTACAGGACAGATGAAAATTTCTTTTGTAGACCCTGCCAGTCAGTCATTTGCAGAATCTGATCGTAAGTAATTATCCGTCCCGAAAGTTGTTGAAGCTTGTCTGTGTCAGCTTCGTGCATATCAGCTATACACTCTTCTCGAAGAGAGTTAATAAGCTGAATGAATCTTGCAAAATGTTCGTGGTGGGATAGGGTCTTTAGGTCTTCTTCTATGTTCATTGCTGTTGCATATTCTGAGTCTGTACCCCTCCCATTTGTGCTGGTTGTGTCCCAATCCTACCTATTTGCGCGTTCTGTGATTGCTGTATAGCGAACTGATATTGTCCAGCGTATTTCTGAAGACGAGTAGCAAAAGCTTCATCTTCTTGTAAACGTTTCTGGACATCAGGCTGCTGGCTGTACTGCTGAACAACTTGTAAAGCCGCTTGAGCGCCACTTGGACGCGCTGGAACTTCGATACCTGCATAAATTTTAGATAAGTCATCTGTAATATCTTTAAGTAGTTTTTCCTGTGCAACCTCAACGGGTTCAAGAATCCCGTCAGCCAGTACTGGATCAACTGAACCTGCTATCAATGTTAGCAAGTTGTCTACATTTATCCTTCCGTTGCGATCTAACTGTAGAAGGGAAACCATTTGATTTAGTTTGTTTTCCTGCTTTTCTGGGTCTGTGTTCAGAACATCGTAACTAATTGTAACATCGAAGTTCTCATCAGCGTTCCCCTTGTTAAACGTCTGCGGATCAGGTACACCAGTAACCCTAAAGAATATTTGGTCAGGGCCGAATCTCTGGAAGCAACGGTAGCACTGCGATATAACCTCAGCGGAATGGCTAAGGAACTTATCTACCAAGAACTGCTTCCTGATTTGTGAGATTGGAGATACTTCATCTAGGCCAACAAGCCTATCTGCTTGCTGCTCCATTGTCTTCTCCATCTCAAGTGAACCCTGGTTGTACGGAGGCGTAGGCCCAAAGTCTATATCGCCTTTACGACGATAAGGGACGTACCTTCCTGGCCCCCAGTCCGTAGGAGCCTGTCCTACTGGGTGTAAAATTGGAGGGACGGTGGCAAGGCTATTCCTGTCGATACGGCTATCACGTTCTATCTTGACTTGTTGCTGTATTCCTTTGAGTAGACTTGGGACAGTCATCGTGTCGTACAGTCGCTTGCTGTCTTCAGATAGCTTAGTAACTACTACTGGGTAATCCTCGTAGCCATTAAGCAACTCGAACTTTGCGAACCCAGGAATGTCACCATCACCACTGAACTCCTTGTGGAATACTGTGCAGTATATCCCCTCAGAGCCGTCCTCCTTATCAACTAAACGTTGAAATCCATAAACTATTTCTATTAGCTCTTCAGCTTCGTAAGCATTATCGGTAAGGCTTAATGACCGACGACCTTCCTGCTCACGCTCTATAGAGTCTATATTTACCCCACGGTATCTCTCTATAACTAGATCAACGAAGTCCTCGTTCCATCCGTCTGTAGATATTTTATTCTCTAGCTCCTGAGCAGTGTAGTACGTTTTCCAAAAACAGTAAGGCGCTCGTTGTGGATCTGTAACATACGGAGGGAAGATGAAGTCCCCATCTGGGGCTAGTGTCTTTACCTCTGGTGCATTTACCTGACGGCGTACAACTGGCAACTCAGCAGACCCAACATCCGCTAGTTCAGCTAGTGCGTTCTTTGCTCGCTTTACTGTAACGCCATCAAACGTACGTTGCAGCATAGATACCATCTGGTCTTCATTTTGACCAGAAAGAATCATCTCAGCTAACTCAGGGCTTACTTGGGCTATCTGGTTAAGGTCTAGCCTTTGAAGGAACTTCCTGTCCTCTGAGTGCCATCCTACGTAGCTGATAAGCAATCCACGCTCTAGCAAGTAATTAGCCCCTAGTTCCATCTCTCTATTAAAACGAGAAATGTACCCAGAGGAAATCATCCACTTAAGGAAGTTAGAAACTATCTTAGCTCTTCCTACATCCTGAACCTCTACTGGGAAAGCCCTAATATTAGCCCTAGACAGAGAAGCCATAAACAGGGATACAAGCCTAGTAATTCGCTCATCAATAACATGACTCTCCATGTCAGATGCACCCTCCCAGGGGAAAGCATCAGCACCGTGCTTACGAAGGTCTCTGCTCTTCCCAGGCCACCAATTACGGCGCTCGTCATAACTCTCTCTGCACAAATCAAAGTACGCCTCAAGCTCAACCACTGATTGGTCGTAGGCGTACCGAAGGGACTTGATGTCTGGTTCAGCACTAACGTAGGTTAGTGACTCTGAAACTGAATCACTCTGCATAAAATCTGCCTTTAATATCTTCTAGAAGGTGGCTTACGTACCACTTATGAACACCTATTCTATCACACAATTCTGATGGGGGTATATCTTGTTGATCTTCGCCCTTAACAGTCCTAACAAATATTTCCCAAGCAAGCAGTCTATCGACCTGCTCATCTATAAATGCCTTATCTACAACTAGGTTATGCAACGTATCTGTAGCTTCGTCCTCTAACATCTTCTATCATTTCAATAGTTATTGTCTTTCCCTTCATCTTGCCCTTGTATCTTCTAGGGATAATTACAGGTACTTTCATCTTGATCTCGTCTATGTAAGCGAACACATAGCTAGGGTTAGGAGCTCCTGCCAGTACCTTACCCTTGAAGTGCTTAGGAACGATCTCTTCGATATACATACAGTCAACTAAAATCTTCTGACCTTCTTCATTCACCCAAGTGTTCCTGCCCTTGCCTGTAAGCATTTCGGCAGATAACTTTCGTTTAGCTAGATTAAGAAACGAATCAAAGCTTGACTCGAACCTATCTGCAATTTTAGTTAGTTTTACTTTAGCCATATTTAATATCCTGATCCTATGCGGGTTGTCATCATGCTTCGAGAAAGTACGTGGTCAGGGCCATCGCCTCCATTCGCCATTCGCAAATAACGAATAATATCGAAGAAGTCCTTTAGTGGCTCATCAGCCTTGCCTGAAGCGTTATAGTTAATTAAGGAGTCTATAAGATTTCCGCAGTCCTCATGGATGTAGCATCTAGGGCGATTGGCCGAATCTATTGGTACGTTAGGATTGTAACTGAACCATTCGTCTATAGCACTAATGCCTATCTCTTCCATCCTCCCGTCTGACGGAATAAAGGTCATGCCGCAATCATCGAACTCAGTAAACAGGTCATCGTTGTCGGAGTTCTCCTTAGCAAAGTACCTACTGTCACCTATACGCTCAAATACCTCTATCTCAATGTCATCCTCTATTTCCCCAAACAGATCAACGTACCCCTGCACGTTGTACCCTATCTTCTTTGATGCTGGCCCATAACGCCACTTAGGATCACCGAAAACAGCCCATTCTCCGTAGTAGTCCCTGTCAGGCCACTCCTTACGAATGTACACATCTCCCTTTTCGTTTACTCCTGCCCATATTGCTACATAATTCCTGGCACCTGCTGGGTCAACTACCTGATAACAAGTGTACCTGTGCTGGTCAGATATGTCAGGAAAGGACATACCGTACTTATTTGGCTCATCGCTTAATACGTTCACCTCAGTATTAAACAAGGGCAACAAAGAAGTCATGCTCTTAACGGGTATACCGTAAGCACGTACTAGTATCTCTTCTTCTGGTCTGCCTCTAAGGTCTTTAGCTATACGCTCATAACCACCAAAGGGGTTCTCATCTGAGTGCAGGTACACCACTGAGGCATCCCTAGATGGGCTATACTGCTTAATAGGCACTTCCTTATCTATCAACGCACCATGACGTGTCTGTAGCGTTTCTACGTCCTTTAAGTACTCTGCCACAAAGGGAGTATAACCATCAATAGGAGTAAAGCCTATGCCCATCTTTGCGTCCCTAGTAGCCAGTCGGAACCTAAGGGTATTTACTAATGAGGCATCACCTAGGTACTCATCTAGCCACGCACCCACATTCAAGCCCTTAGCATCGGGGAAACCGAACTCAAAGCCTTCTAAGATAGTCTGGTTGTTACTGTACTGGGTGTACGTCTTGAAGTCTACACGGGTACGGGTGTCGGGGAAGATAAAGCTTTTAGCCGTGAACCCGTTCTGCATACTGTAATTAATGTACCCCTCGATGCTCTTAGTCTTCTTCTTGAACTCCTTAGGCATCATTTCCCATATAGCTGCTTGCTGCACCTTAATGGAAGTATCTTCGTTCTGGGAAAAGCATACTAAGTGACCATCATTGCTTTCAGTCACTGCTTCCATTACAATCTTTGCGAACCCAGTGGTCTTGCCTGATCTGTTACCACCAAGAACCAAGCACTCGTTGTAATCTTGCAACCCCTCCTTGATTCTTTCCCATCCAGGTAGGTTAAACCCATGACGAATAGGATCGTCCTCAGATGCCTTAATCCTGCTCTCATGAGCCTTGTGTAGCTCTTTAAGAAGATTAAGGTCGTTCTCGTACAGCCAGACAATTTCCTCTGCTGTAGGAGGAGTCAGAAGGGGATGTTCAGTAAACTTAATTATTTGTCCAATCTATTTTCTCTAGCTCTTGCATGGACTTCTTAGCAACTAAGGCCAATAAGACAGCTAGGTTTTCTTGGAAGTGCTCTTCATCCATTTTGTTGAAGACATCGTACTCGAAACCATCCTCTGTAACCGTAGCAACTAAAACACATTGCCACCCTGGAGTAATAGTGTCTAAGCACTTATGAACTAAATCTGGGTTATTGTTCATTAAATAATTCTTGTTATGTCGTGCTTAATGGGATCACTTTTAAATGGCTTCTTTTCAATGGTGGAGGAAGTGGGATTCGCACCCACGTCTTCAGAAGTATCCTCCTGAATCGAATCTAAATTACCCCCAGAAAAAACACCTTCGTTGCTGTTTTTACCCCCTCTAAATCTACTTTCGTACTCCTGTACATCTGTGTAAAAAGGCTCCTTAGGACGGAATATCCTATTGTACCCTTCGTAAAACTTGTCCCAGTTAGACACCCTATTTCTATCGCCTTTACCGTTCATCTTCTAAATCTATTACCTGTGCTTCCTTCATTTTGTTCTTAGCCTTTTCCATTAGCTCCCTGTAGTCCTCATCAGTGTAAACCTTTTCCTCTCGATTAATACTCGTAGCTTCACCCCTAGCCAATAAAGCTTCCCTAGCTGAGTTAGCCTTAGCTATACTAATATCCTTAATATCCTTAAAGGTAGGCTTGATCTCACCTGAGTCCATGTCCTCACGTACCTTCTGAACCATATCTTCCTCTAGGGAACTAATATGCAGATAAGAATAAGACGCTAGTTGACCACCTAGCTCCCTCCATTTACCTAAGTGGTCAGCGTAAGTAGCTAGTACCCTAACAATAGTATTCCTCTTAAATCCGTACTTGCGTACTAACTGAGTCTGAGTCTTGCCACTAGCACTAAGAAACAATATCTTAGCAGCTTTCTCAGGATCGTACTTCTCTAATGCCTTTACACCATCAAGCTCAGAACCCTTAACGAACTCCTTGATCTTTTCATCTATGTCAGATAAAAGCTTTTCCTTGATTAATTCTTGCTGCACATTATTCTTATTGCACATTATTATAATTATGTCAAGCAATACGTACCGTAAACCCCTTGAGTGCAACAATTTTTAAAAGGGTAGTTTATGTATATATAATAACAGCTACGCTCGCACATGAACCCCCTCCCCCCCCTCTATTAAAGCGCGCACGCGCACAGGGTATTAAGGGGGAATTTTATCAAGGAGCGATTTTATTTCTATATTGGGTATG